GTAATGCCAACGCGGCCCCAATCTTTCCGGCCCCCTCGGCTGCGACAACGGGCGCGGCCCCTCGGGCACAACGCGCACTATCTCACCCCGCAATGGAAGGCGCTGCGGAAGACGATCTTGGTGCGAGACGCGTATACCTGCGCCGATTGTCGGCGCGTCGTCACGGGGATAGCGGCGCAGGTTGACCATATCCTCGCACTGAAGGATGGCGGGACGGACGACCCCGCGAACCTGGCTGTCCGGTGTAACGTTTGCCACGGTCGGAAAATCCGGGACGAGCAACAGCGGCGAAAGTAGCTGGACGGCTTACGGCATTCGCCATAGGCTGAAGTTTGTAACACCGAACACGCGCCGAACGCTGCCAAAATGGCGGGGGGGGCGTCCAGCCTCTAAAACCTGGCCCCTCCGAAACCTCGCCTCAAGACTGACGCGAATTTCCGTAGGTTATCAACGTTAACGGGTAATCAAATGGGACGCCGCGGCCCCCAAAAGACACCGATCTCACTGAAGATACTCAAAGGCAATCCCGGCAAAGAGGGCCTTGGGAAAATGGCGTCGCGGATGCCACCGGCGCCGGGCGATTCCAAGGAACCGCCGGCGGACCTGGTCGGCGTCGCGCTGGAAAAATGGCTGGCGTCCGTCCCAATGCTCTCGACCATGCGGGTCTGGTCGGAAGACGCGGCGACGACATGGGCGCGGTACTGTCGGACCTACGCGCTATGGCTCGAAACGCAAAACTACATAGAGAAAAACGGCCAGGTCTATGAAACCGTTTCGGGGCTCTACAAAGCGCGGCCGGAAACCATCCTTTGCCGCGGATACTCGGCAGACCTGTTGCGGATTGAACAGTCGTTCGGCCTGGTCCCGTCTGCAAAATCGTCGGTGACGATCCAAGAGCAAACGGTCGACCCGATGGAGGCATTTCTACGGGAGGCATGATGCCGCGCGGCCGCACAGTCAAGGAATCTCCCCCCGGCAAGCGGCCAAGGAAGGCCCGGCCGGCTGGATACGATCGGCCGGAGTACGTTCCGGGTTTCGTCTTCGATCAGCGGAAGGCCGATCGGGTCATCCGTTTCATCGAAACATTCTGCATCCACTCAAAGGGGCAATGGGCGGGCCAGCCGTTTCAATTGATGGAATGGCAGAAACGCGACATTCTGGAACCGCTGTTCGGCTGGGTCGACGCGGAGGGGCGGCGCCGCTACCGAACCGCGGCCATTTTTACCCCGAAAAAACAGGGAAAGTCGACGCTACTTTCGGCGCTGGCGCTCTATTTCCTTTTCGCGGACGGGGAGCCTGGGGCGGAGGTCTATTCCGCGGCGGCCGATCGTTTCCAGGCGGGAATCATTGCGCGGGAATGTTTCGCGCTGGCGAAGTCGTCGCCGTTCCTCTCGAAAAACCTAGAGGTAGTCGAGAGCCGGAATACGATCATTCACCGGCAGAGTTTTTCCCGGTACTCCGTCCTATCCGGCGACAATTTCCGGGCGGAGGGTATCAACGCAAGCGCGATCCTTTTCGACGAGCTACACGCCCAAAGGGACCGCCGTCTTTTCGACGCTTTGCGCTACGCTGGCGCGGCCCGCCGGCAGAGTTGCCTAATTTCAATTTCCACGGCCGGTTTCGACCGCTCCCCGAATGCAATTTGGTGGGACCAGTGGACCTACGCGGAGCGGGTGGCGGCCGATCCGGGAGTTGACCCCACGTTTTTCGGGAAGATATACGCGGCCCCCGAACAGGCGGACCCGGAAAAGTATTTCGACCGCAAGCTATGGCGCAAGGCGAACCCGTCTTTAGGAATCACGGTTTCGGAGGAATCGTTTGCGGCGGATGCCGCGGAGGCCCGCGCGCGGCCCGCGGCCTTGAATAGCTGGCTCCGCTACCGGCTGAACGTCCCTACCCAATCGGACGTTAGATGGTTCTCGCCGGAAGTATGGGCGGAGGGCGACAAGCCGCCCCCGGTCCCCCTGGCCGGTCGTCAATGCTGGCTCGGGCTCGACCTGGCAAGCACCTACGACATAACGGCGCTGGTCGCGCTGTTCCCGTCGGAGGATGGCACCTTCGACGTTGACTGCCGGTTCTTCATTCCCCGGAAGAATGCCGCGGAACGCGAATTGCGCGACCGGATTCCCTACGCGCAATGGTTGCGGGAGGGGCATATCATCGGGACGGACGGGGATATTTGCGATTACGGGGTCGTCCGGGAGCATATCCGCCAATATGCCGCGGACCATCAGGTTATGGGGCTGGCGGCGGACCGATGGAACGCGGCGGCGACCATGACGCAACTTCAAGGGGACGGTCTGGAGGTCTATGGTTTCTCGCAAGGGTTCGGAAGCATGGCGGCTCCGTCGCGCTTGCTCGAAAACCTGGTTGTAGGTCGGAAGCTGCGGCACCGGTCGCCGGTGCTGGCATGGATGGCGGCGAATGTCGCGGTTCAAGAGGACGCCAACGGGAATATCCGCCCCAGCAAAAAAGCGAGTACGGAAAAAATCGACGGAATCGTCGCGCTATGTATGGCGCTCGGCCTGCATTCAACGTCGCAGGTGAAGTCGTCGCAGTCCTGGGAAATGATTGAAATATGATCGACCTATCGGACGCATTCGACGACGTAAACACTTTCCAGCTACGGGAAATCCGCTCGGCATGGGGCGGCACGACGCTCCCGCCGATTAACTGGGGCGACGATTTCGGGGGACACGGCCCGGCCGGCGATCCCGTGTTGGCGCTCCAGGTTTCGGCGTTCCTGGCCTGTGTCCGGTGCCTGGCGGAAGGGGTCGCGCAGCTACCCTTCCACCTGTTGCGGGTCAACGCGGACGGGACGAAGGAACGGGCGACGGATCATCCGCTCTACGAAATCATCCACGACCGGCCGAACCCCTGGCAGTCTTCCTACGAATTCCGGGAAACCCTGGTTGCCCATGTCGCAAGCTGGGGCAATGGATTCGCCCGGAAGGTCTACGCGCAAAACGGGCAAGTCGTCGAGCTATGGCCGATGCACCCGGCGCACGTTGACGTTATCCGGCTCGACAACAACGCGTTGTCCTACGTCCACCGGGAGCCCGGTTTCGAGACGAAGACGTACCGGGAAGACCAGGTCATTCACGTTCGGTTTCTGAGCGACAACGGATACATGGGCATGGTCCCGCTGTCGCTGTCGGCCGGGGTGCTGGAGTTGGCGCGGACGATGGACGCCTACGCGCGGAAGTTTTGGCAAAATGATTCCAGGCCGGGCATTGTCATGGAGTCGAGCCAGCCGATTCCGAAAGAGGCGGCGGACCAGTTGCGGCAAAACTGGGAACGAATGCACCGCGGCGCGAACAACGCCGGGAAAACGGCAATCCTCCCCAACGGGATCACGCTCAAGGAACTATCCGGCGCGTCGAATGAATCGGCGCAGTTGATTGAGTTCCGTACCTTCCTGGTCCAGGAAATCGCCCGCGCGATGCGCGTACCCTGTTCAATGATCGGGGAAAACTCCCGGTCTACGTTTTCCAACGCCGAACAGGAACAGCTATCCTTCCTGCAAAATACCCTGGTCAGTTGGTGCCGGCGGGTGGAATCGGCGTTTGAGCGGTCGCTCTTGGTTGGGATGCCGGGGTACTCGGTGTCGCTCGACGTTCGCGGGATGCTGCGCGGCGATTCGGCGTCCCGTTCGGCTTATTACGGGGCGCTCGCGGCGCTCGGAAGCCTGAGCCCGAACGATATCCGCCGGCTGGAGGATATGCCGCCGATCCCGTCGGCCGGCGCGGATCAATACTATCTCCCCGCCAATAACCTGGCCCCGCTGCCGGCGATCGTCGGGGAGGCGAGCAAGCCGGACGCGGGTACGTCGGCGGCCGTGTTGTCGATCCTGCAGGCGGTGGCGGCGGGCACGATCACGGCGGCCTCGGCGGAGGCGCTGATTCTGGCGACGTACCCGGAACTGCCGGCGGCGAGCGTTCGCGCCATGGTCGATGGCGCGACGCCCGCGGCGGAGGAATCAACGGAGCCGGTCGCGGTCGAGCCGGCGAGCGAAACGGAAGACACGGGGAGCGAAAATGGAAATTGAACGTAGAGCGGTCACGCTGGCCGACGTACCGGAGGCGGTTTGCCTGGAGGAACGCGGAGACGGGCGAATGGTTTTCCGCGGCCTGGCTGCGGTATTTAATTCACTCTCGCAGGATTTGGGAGGTTTCCGGGAAGTCCTGTTGCCGGGCGCATTTGATGCCGTCCTGGCCCGCCGGCAAGACGGCCCCGGTCGTCCGTCGGCCGCGGCTAAGCGGTCGGGCGATTGCATTGCCTGTTGGAACCATGACCCCGGCGCGCTCTTGGGTCGAACGTCGTCCGGTACCCTCCGGCTATCTGCCGATGAAGTCGGCCTCCGGTTCGAAATCGACCCGCCCGATACGCAGTTGGCGCGCGACCTGGTTTCGTTGACCAGGCGGAACGACGTTTTCGGCGCGTCGTTCGCGTTTACGGTCGACCCCGCCGACGAAGTCTACGAACAGACGGACGCGGGCGCGTTGCGGACCATTCGGGCGGTTTCGGGATTATTCGATATTTCACTTGTGACGAACCCCGCCTACATGGGCACGGTGGCGAGCGTGCGCAGCTATGAAGCCTGGCGGGCGGCTGCGGCCTCGGCGGAGCCGGTCTACAAGATTCCGCCGGAGGAATTGCGCGCGGCCTGGCGGATGGTTCGGGCGCGAGCGGTCGCGGCCCGCGCGGCGGCGGAAGTTACCCGGTCGGCGGCACTGTTGCGAAGGGGCTGAACGTGGAATTCTTTTCGACGCCGAATCTGATTCTTGCCGTTGGGCTGTTGCTCTTGGTTTCCCCGGTGGTATCGGGCGCGGTCACGGCGTGGATTTCGTCGCTGGCGGGCCGGTTCTCTGACCGGAGCGATTTCGAAAAGCGGACGGTGGCGGAGGTTCTGGAACTACGCGAGCGGTGCGCTAAACACGGCTTGACGAAAGCGGAGCGCATTTGCCGCGAACTACTTTTAGCGGTGGTATATGGTGACAGGGACGACTAGCGGTTTGTCGGCGTTCGGCGCGGCGATGCTGGGGCTATGGGTGGCGGGTTTGTTCCCGGTCGCGCGGGCGGCCCCGCCGGCGCCCCCGGTCCGGCAGTTGGCGGCGGTCGTCGAGCCGGCGCGGCCGATGCCGCCCCCGATGGGCTCAACGTCTGAAATGCGGGTCGTCGACCTGGTCAACGCGGAGCGGTCGCGCCGCGGCCTGGCGCCGCTGTCCCCGTCCCCGACGTTGATGAATGTTTCCCGTAGCTGGAGCAACACGCAAGCCAACCGCGGGCGTATGTACCATTCCAAAAACGGCTATATGGAAAACGTCGCCTACGGGCAAAGTTCTCCGGAAGCGGTAATGAATTCGTGGATGAATTCCCGCGGGCACCGGGCCAATATCCTGAGTTCAAGGGCGACGACTATCGGTGTAGGTTGCGCCCGTTCGTCCAACGGTAGCCTCTACTGGACGCAATGTTTCCAATAGCCTCGGGAGCCCCCGCAATGAAGAATTTTTCCGGCTTTTGCTTGTCGTGCGTCGTCTTCGTTTTCGTCCTGGTCGGCATGGCGCAGGGTGGCGGCTACGGCTCCAGCGGTGGCGCGCCGCGCTCGACTGCCGGCGGCTACGGCTCTGCCGGTGGCGCCCCGCGGTCGGCTCCCGCTCCCGCGGCGTCGCGTTCGGCTGGCGGCTACGGCTCGACGGGCGGCGCCCCGCGTTCGGTCGACACGTTCGGCGGCCCCGCTGCCGGCGACTCGCGCAGTGTGGTCGAAGTTCCTCCGGCGGCCCCTGCGATGGTTTCGGCTCCGGCCCCCGTCGCGGCCCCTGCCCCGGTGGCGGCCCCGGCGCCGCGAGCGGTAGAGGCTCCCCCGGTCGCCCGTATCGTCCTTCGGGAAATCATCGAAGTGCAGGCACCGGAAGTTGTCCTGGCCCCGGCTCCGGCCGGCGGCTGCGAGAGCGGGCACTGTGAAGTAGCCGGCGGCGGCGGCGACGGTCGGCCCCCTCGGCTTGTCACGCAGTACCGGGACGCCCGCAAGGAAATGCACGAAAGCCACAAGGCGGCGCGGCTGGCGCACCAGGCGTATCGTCACGCCCGCAAGGCCGACGAGGAATCGGTCAACCGCGCAGCCATTGAAGCGGCGAGCAACGCATACCGCGCCGTTAAACAGTAGACCCGCTACCGATCATGGAACGGGGGCCGGTCGTGCGCTATCTGCCCCTGTTCCTGTTCGGCGCTTTGATTCTCGCGGAGAGCCGGCCGGGGCGGTCGCTTGTGGGAACGGTGTTACCATCGCACCCGTTCCCCCGCGGCCGCCCCTTGCCGGTTTCACCGCCCTGCGAACCCTTGCCGGCGTTCGCGTTCGACCCCGGCCCGCCGGTCCTCGGGCCGCCGCTGCGGTCGAGTCCCCCGGTATTGGCGGACGTACTCTGTCGTCTGCCGGACCCGGAGTATTGGCGCGACCAGACGGACCCGTTCGATCTTGTCACCCACACCCACGAAGCAACCCACGGCGTTTCGGCCCGTATCCGCCGCCAGCCCGGTTGCCATTCGATCTACTGTCTCGAAGGCCGGTCGGTCACGATTCGGCATCCGCGGTTAACGATCGGGCAAGTAGCGGCGGCGATCCCGGTTGAGGAACGCGGGCCGATCTATCAGTTGTATTTGGTCCAACAACGCCGCGATTGGGACCGGGAGCCAATCTATTTGGTTGAAGAGCTAGTTTGCTACGTTCACGGGACATTCGCCCGCCGGCAATTGGGCCTGGTCGAACGACAAGAGACGGAGCGCTACGCGGCGGAGCTAGAGCGGTACTGCCGGGCGATGATTGCGCTGGCTGCAAAGGTCGATCCGGACTACCCGGACGCGGCAAAGCTGGCGGCGTTCATTGAGTGGAACGCGGCCCGGTTCCGGGCGGCTATTGAATGATGATTCAAGGGGAACGCGAGGGTGTTTACCTTTCTTGGCATTCCGGGCGAGTGTTCCCGGTTAACTCTTTCTCTAAGGGAACCGCCCGCAATGAATGCTATCCAGACGAAGTTGGTCGAAGATATCGACGCCAAGATTGTGGAACTGGACGCCGTCTCCGCAATGGAGCCGGGCGACGCCTCGGAAGAATCCGCCCGTAGTGCCACGGTCGACAAGCTCACCGCGGAGATTGACACCCTTCGCTCCCGTCTGGCTGTCGAGAACAAAGCGGCTGACGCCCGATCGAAGGCAAGCGCCGTTCGTTCGGCTGTCACGGCCGCCGGCGTCGTCGTCCCCGCCCCGGCTCCGGTCGCTGTCAAGCGGGCCTTGCCAACGCTCGGACGTATCCAGGGCTTCGACAACGCGGAGGATGCCGCGGCGGCCGGTCGGTTCCTTCGGGCGCTGGCCCGCGGTGAACTGCGCGGCGATTTCACGACGCCGACGGAGGAACCGAACGCGATGGGCGAATTCTCGCCCACCTATGACGGCCGCGGCTCGGAGCTTGTCACCTATGACATCTACCGCGGGATTCTCAACCTCCTGTCCTACTCGTCGATCGCCACGCAGGTCTGTTCCACCTACGCGGTCAACGGCCCCGGCATGTATCTCCCGGTGGCGGAGATGATGCAGGAAGCGGAGTTCTATCTCGAAAACTGCGAAATCAAGCCTGTGACGTTCGGCGGCGGAACCCGCGCGGCGCTGGACCTGAAGAAAATCGGCGCGCGGGCGCAGGTTTCCAATGAGTTGATGGAAGACGCGTTTGTGTCCGTCGCGCAGTTGGTGGCGTCGCAGTTTGCTTACGCGTTCGCCCGGAAAATCGACAAAGTCTGGCTCCAGGGTGATTCCGTCGCCCCGGTTCCGGGCGGCGGCCTTTGCGGCATGGTTCCGGCGTCGAACGTCGTTTCATCGACGGGCGATCTGACCGCGGGCATTTTGGCGCAGGTCGTGAGCGTCGTGAATCCGAACGCCCGGAATCGTGCGTGGGTCGTCTCCCCGGCCGGCTGGGGGAAGATTATGGGCGTCGCCGCTGGCGCTATCGGCGCAAGCATCGGGGATTCGGTCCGTCCGGTCGTCTACGGCGCCCCGGTCTATCAGTCGCAGGATCTCCCGGCCGATGTGCTGGCGCTTTACGGCGATTTCGGTTCGTCCTGTGCGATCGGCTACAAGCCGGCCGGCCTGCAAATTCGGGCAAGCACCGAACGGGCAATCGAGTACGACGAAACCGTATTCGTGGGCACGGCTCGGTATGCCTGGGCCATCCACTCGCCTAGCTACGTCGCGAAGCTGACGACGACGGACGCGGCCCCGCTTGCCACTCCGGCCCCGTCCGCGAAGTCGGACCCCGTCACTTCGGCAACGTCTTCCACGAAGTCGACGAAGTAAGTCGGTCGCGTTGATTCACGACCCCCGGCGCCGGATGGATTCGGCGCCGGGGGTTTTCTTTCCTCGGAGGGTCTGGCGATGAGTTGCGGCGGACAATCGGCCCTACCCTACGATTCATTGCGACGCGTCGCGGAACCCGTCTTCGAGGCGGTTTCGCTTTTCGACGCGAAAGAACACCTCCGCATTCCCTTGGACGTTTCGGACGACGACGTTCAATTAATGGCATGGATAGCGGCCGGCCGGCGGATGATCGAAAGCCGGATCGGCTCCACGCTCACGCTGACGCAATGGCAGGCGCGGCTAGTGGGCGTCGGCTGCGGTTGTTCCTGTGGCGGCGTCCCGCTGCCGATGCCGCCCCTGGTGATCGACGACGCGCACCCGGTGGAAATATTCGTTCGGGATGGCGACGGCGTAAAGACCTGGGTGGACCCCTCGGCGTACTCGGTCGACGACGACCGCTTTCCGGCGGTCCTGCGGACGCGGAACGGCTGGCCGGGCGTTTGCTGCGAGTCGAGCGTGTATATCCGGTTTTGGGCTGGCCGGCGTGGCGCGGAGGAAGTCCCGGCCCAGTTGCGCGCGGCTCTGAAACTATTGGTCGGGCATTTCTACGAAAACCGGGAGGCGGTTTCGACGGAGTCGGGGGCGGTCGTGTTGCCGCTGGCGGTGGATGCGCTCTTGGCGTCGGAATCTTGGGACGGGGGCTATTGAATGCGCGCCGGACCCCTGCGGGAAGTCGTCGTGATCGAAGCGCCGCGCGAGGAACAAAACTCGCTTGGGGAGTCGGTCCAGACCTGGCACCGCTTCGCGGTCCGGCGGGCGAGTGTCGAGGCGGTTTCATACGCGGAGTCGACCCGCCGGCAACAAACCGGCGGCGAGTTGTCGCATACGGTCCGCCTGCGGTACGTCGAGGGTATCCGCGGCTCTATGCGGCTGCGCTGGCAGTCTCGGGAAGACCGGATTCTTTATATCTCCGGAATCGTCGAGCGCGGGCACCGGCAGGAGCATGAATTGCAGTGCGAGGAGCGCGGGTAATGGCGAACGAATTTCTAGTTTTCGATTCGCTGTCCTACGCGGACGACTGCCGGGCGTTGGGTCGCGGGTACGCGGCGCTACCCAAGGCGCTGGCAAAAATAACCATCCGGAAGGCCGTCAAGGAAGCCATAAAACCGTTCGTTCCGGCGTTGCGGGCGGCTACCCCCAAGAGCAAGGGCAAGCGGACGAAGACGGCGGCCGTATCGCGGGATACGTCGGGCCGTTTCCAAAAGGGATCGGGGAAAAAGTCGGTTATCAAGCCCGGCCGGCTGCGGAAGTCGATCATCACGGTTACGAAGTTTGCCAATAAAGTTAATCATGGGTCGTTTTCCGCCCGCGTGACGTTTTCGCGCGGCGAGGGCAAGGGCAACCACGCGTTGTGGGTCGAGGAAGGAACGTCGGGCCGCTCGGGCAAGGGCGGCGCGAACCGCGGCAAGGTAGACCCGCGCTGGTTCCTGCGAACGCTGTTCCGGTCGATGGCACCCGGTATTGCCGCGTCCATGGGGCTGCACCTATCCGCGGGCCTGGAGGCGGCCGGCCGGCAGTTGCAGAATTACATGAAGAACAAAAAGAGGTAACGCGATGGGCTACCCCGAAAAATGGCTCCGCGGGGCGATTGAAGCGGCGACCAACTGCCGGACGTTCCCCGTTCAGGCGCCGGAAAACGCTGTCACCCCCTACGTAGTTTACCAGCGGACGGCAACAAGCCGGGAGCGGACGTTGACGAATAACGCGTTCGTCCCCATCGCGTCGTTTTCGGTCTGGATTTACTCCGATACCTACGCGGCCGGGAAGGAACTTTCGGAGCGGGTCCGGGTCGCTGTGGACAATTTCAAGGGGGAGGCGGACGGCGTAACAATCGAACGCGTGTTCCTGGCCGATGAGGCCGACGGCGATCTTGTCGATTTCGCCGGCGAGGGAAAACCGACGTACACAGTAGCGCTCCAGTTCGAAATCCGATTTCGCGAGGTTTAACGCAATGGCCTACCCTTACGAAGATTCGCAGGGAATCACGTTTACCTTTGCCGGGCAGGAATTCGGCTGCACCAATATCAAGAAAAAGGTCAACGGGTCGTCTACCGACGACAAGATTGACGTTTCGACTACCGACATTCCCTCCGGCTCAAAGCGCCTCTATCAAGACCCCCCGCTGATTGACGACCCGAACAAGGGCGTTTTGGCGATCGTTTCGATTTCGTTCCTGGGCCTGGAGGAACCGCCGACGGATAAGGCGTACCCGATCGAATGCGCCGGGCTCGGCATTAGCGGCACGGCCCGTTGTACGTCCTACGAAGTCGAGGCGGCCGTCGGGGACGTTATCAAGGGTACGGCAGAGTTTGCCATCGACGAC